CGACAGCCTTACTAAGGTTGCCGATGAGGATCTTCCGGCTCGAGTTATACTCGTTCCGAAAGACAGTCGGGGTCCTCGCTTAATATCCGCCGAACCCGTTGATTATCAATGGATTCAGCAAGGTATCATGCGTCGCCTTGTAACACATATAGAATCATTGCAGCTAACACGCTACAATGTATTCTTCACAGACCAAGGACCGAACGGTAGAGGTGCCCTTTTAGGGTCTTCTACTGGGCGGTACGCGACTCTTGACCTCAATGAGGCCAGTGATCGCGTTTCTCTTAGTCTGGTTCGCCTGCTCTTCCCTACTCACGTATGTGAGTACCTGGAAGCAGCACGCAGTGCAGCCACAACGCTACCAAACGGTGATGTTGTTCCACTCAATAAGTATGCTCCGATGGGGTCAGCATTATGCTTCCCCGTCCTTGCACTTACTGTTTGGTCCATACTAACCGCGGCAGCGCCTGACAGAGATACTCGTGAGAGTATCTTAGTATACGGTGATGATGTGATCGTTCCGACGGCTTTTGCCGTGAATGCGATCGAACAGCTCGAGTCATTTGGGTTAAAAGTTAACCGTGACAAGAGTTGCATCAGCGGATTCTTCAGAGAATCCTGTGGCGTCGATGCCTTTAAAGGGCTTGACGTCACTCCTGCGAGAATACGCAGTGTCTGGTCATCAGCACCATCAGCGAACACTTATACTAGTTGGATAGCTTATGCTAATTCCTTCTATGATAAGGGGTACTACGCGTGCTACGATTACATCGTAGCGATGCTTCGTGACGTTTATCACGAAGTACCAGAGGACTCCATGTCTTTGACATGTCCTTCTCTGCGCGAAGTACCTGCAGAAATGAGACCTAAACGTTCGCGAATCAACCACTCTCTCCAAAAGAAAGAATGGCTCGTTCGTGATGTTAAGTCCCCCGTTATTAACCACGAAATGAATGGCTGGTCGATGCTCTTGAGGTATTTCACCTCAGGTTGCGCCGATCCTTCCTTCAATAGCGGTAGTAACGTTTCAAGGAGCGTCGACGACTATAAGCCGTCGAACGCTCCCTTTGCAGTCCGCTCGTATACACGCCGTCGCACAAGCATGCTTGTACGTCGGTGGCGATGAGCCCCTGTTACGCGTCGGCCTTCGGGCCGGCACGTAACGTACCCCCGCTTGCAG